AGCAACAACGCAAACTGCGGGATCACCTGCTGCATCATCGTTAAAAATTAAACAACCGTTAGCTGTAAATGAAGCTGATGTCCAAGAGATATCAGAAAAATCACAAACGGCTGTGCTACTATCTAAAACTGGAGTTACACTTGTAAGTGCTTTTCCTTTTGCAGAATAAGATGAACCTGCTGTGTTAGTAATTTCATTTGTTGAAGCGTAAGCTGTAGTGCCTGCACCTAAAGATGCTGAACTTGTGTATAAAGCTAAATTAAATGTGTTACCCGTTGATGCAGTAAAATTATGTACCGCTGTTAAAATTTCTGTTTTGAATGTATTACATATTGCTGATGATATTGCCATAATATTTTGCTCCTAGTTATTGAGGTGGTGACTCTATTGGAATTCTTATTGTACCATCTGAGTAATCATCTCTTCTTCGTCTTCCAATTTGCATCGCTGCAAACTTTTGTAGTTCATTACTATACTTTTGTTCATATAATGTCAACATGTCTGTAGGTCCTTTTAAGAAGGCATATGCTTCTAGTAAACAAGCATATAGAAGCCCTTGAGGAAAGTATTGACTCACGTATGTAGTAGAATCGCCATCGGCTCCTGAACCTAATCCTGTAGGCATTTTGTTATAATATATTCTAAAATTGTAATTAACATCGGGTGTAGGTGCTAAATAAATAGATCCTGACGTTGTATCACTTAATCCTGTTGCTCCACCAAACATAGAGTAATATTTAGGAGTTCCTGTAACATCTTGAGCAGTAGAAGAACCTTCGGGTCCTGTTAATCTTCCTACATATTCAGATAAAAAAGTTTGATCACGTCTCTCTAACCATGTACCTTGTTCCGTAGTATTAGAGGCATTAAATACTTCTACACCTCTTACAAATAAAGCTCCTGCAGGTACTCTTATACTATTTACATCAGCTGCCATTGTTCCTTCTTGAACAAATCTATCTGCATCCATTGGAATGTCTAAATTAATTCTGTGTTGAGCAGCCATAATAAAACCATCAACAATAGTTTCTGTAAATACATTAGCATCAACTTCAGTATAATCTCTGATAGCTGTTACTAAAGTACTATATGTATAATGTGTTAATCCTGCCATAGTTAACCTCTATCATTAACGGGTCCAATTGTACACTGAAAACCGCCTCCTGTTACTGCTGTAGTTGCATTAGATACTAAAGGCACAGTTAATGAATTATATAACGTTTCTGTTTGTGATGCTTTAGGACCCACAACTACTGTTGTTGCTATAGCTGTTGCTAAATAAGATCCATATACTTTTGCTCCACTAGTGTGTGTTCCTGCAGTTGTAGCTGGAGGAGTAGCTCCTCTATAAGGTGCTGCCGTTCCTCTAGTGCATCCTGTTAAATCATTAGTTGATTTTCCTGTGTATTGAATAGTTTCATTTTCATAAGCTCCAGATGTACTATTTACTTTTTCAATTACAATGTATCCTGATGTTGGAAATTCTGATGCATCAGTTAAAGTAATTGTTGTATCCGAAGCAGTAAGTGTTTCATTTAAAGCTGTAGCTAATTCAAATGTAGATACCACAACGCCTCCAACATTTTGTTTAACAGCTTGAAATCTTACATAAGAAGTTCCTGCGTTTAAACCATTGTTTGGAAAAGATACACTTAAAGTTGTTGATGCAGCGGTAGTTGTAAAAGGATTTTCTGGTAAAATATCTTGTACTGCAAATTCTGTTCTTGCAGGTCTTGCGTGTAATAAAGCTTGTGGATCTGCTCCTACTGGATGAGGTTCTAATTGGGGTTGTTTAGCTTCAAATTCAGATGTGTGAACCCAGGCTCCTGTCCATTCTTTAACCATTTCTTTATAAGGAAACGCGGCCCCTGATCTATCTGAGATAGAGAGTGCTCTACTTCCTTTTGCAAATCTAGCCATAATTAAACTCCAGGGTAATATGCTTTAGGAGTAATAAATGTGCTAGCCGGTGAACCATCTTCTGATAAAGCTCTAGCAAATTCATCCTCATATAACAATTTCATTTCTTGTGTTCTTTGTGGTGCAAATTTCATAGATAAATAATAAGCTAATCCTGAAATCATACAGGGAACAAACCTGTAAGGCGTATCTGTTGCGTTACTATAAGCTCCAACATCTTGAATTCTTTTTACATAATAAATATTTAAATAATTACTAGCTGCAGTTGAATTAGGTAAAGGATAAATAGTTACTGTAACTTTATCAATAAATCTTTGAATCCAGAATTGTGAAGGAGTTCCAAGGGATGCTTTATTTGCTGTTGCAGCATAAGCGTCTCTTGCAACTTTAGTTAAACCTGTATCTGATTGACTTGTTGTATTATAATTTTGTCTATAGTTAACATTTAAAATATCTGTGATACCATAAACATTTGTTGTTGGCACAGTTGTTGCTTGAGGTGAAGCTGCTGCTGCTGCAGCACTATCAACTGAGTTTCTATAAAAAGTATAAGTACCTGCACCTTCGTCTGTTGCATTTACATCAGTTGAAGAACCTACTATTAAATTAATATTAGTATTCCCAACTTCCCAAAAATGTGCACCTCTATTACCCCATTCTTGAAATAATATATTTAAAGATCTTCTAGCTGTTTTAAGTTGATGTCCAGCAGTTCCAACTAAACCAATACGCTCGTAAGCATCTTGTATAATCTCATCGATTGAAAAGTCCTGATCAAATTGATAAGAACCTGAAGTTGTATTAGACATTTAATACTCCTTTAAAATGTTCCTACTATATAAAAGAAATCACAGTTAGTTACATCTGCATATATTCCAGTGTCAGCATAAATACCTGCTCCTGGTAAATTAAATTCCATAAATTCATTAGCGTTTGCTCCAAACTTACCATGAAAAATTAATGCAGAAGCTGTTTTTGAATCTCCAATTTCATTATAAAGTTTAATTTCAGCGTCTGCTGCAGAAGCTTGACCATATATAGTCATAATATTTGCTTTAGTAATATTGGCTGCTGAACCGGCTACGAGTGCTTGCACTTGTCCGTCTGCTGCTAACACAACTGATTGTCTTACTTTTGATGTTATTGCCATAATTTTATTCTCCTTAAAATTTTGTAGGAGCCCCGAAGGGCTCCATTAATTATTTATTATGCGTCCGCAAACGGAGTTACTTGTGTGCCAGATGATTTTATGTATGCTTCCACAAAATATTGAGCACTAGCTACCGCTGTGACTTTAATCATAGTTCCAACAATTCCACCTGAAGTAGTACCATTAAAAGTCATTACATCATTAGATGCTCCTGGGAACCAAGCTGCGCCGGTTGCTGCAGTAGATACTAGACTTTTTGCAAAACCAATAAATTTATCAGTTCCGTCTGTTAAAATATCCATGTCTGTTGCTGCAGTTTGAACAATAAACGTATAAGTAGCTCCAAGATTAGATGCTACATTTGGATCATTAGATCCAGCCGTTGAACCTGCACTACCAGTTGTAATGCTAGGTAAAGTAAATTTACCGTCCGCGTCATTACAAAGTAAGATTCTACCTGCATGATTATTCATTGTTAAAGTTGTATCAGCAGTTAAACTAACTGCTGCTGTTGGTCCGAAATTAATAAAACCATTTAATGATCTTACTGGTCCCGAAAATGTAGTTGTTGCCATGTTTATATTCTCCTAGTTATTATGAATACTGTCTCTAGGCCGTCCACTATATTAGGTCAGCATTCAATTAATTTATTATATAGTAAGTAAGTAGTACACTAGATTTGAATAGAGTGCAAGAGATCCTACGGTAAAAATGCGATTTACGCAATGTAGCTTTGGTGACTTAAGTAGCTACAGAAACTTGTGGAGCAGCGCCTTCTACGCTGTTTTGTAAGTGAGCAATTCTAGCTTCTTCAAGCTTTATGTCAGTAATGACCTTTTTAATCGTGTCATCAATCCTAACCATTTCAAGAGTATATCTGTTATTATCCAGATGCTCCTGTTGCCACTTCAACTCCAAGTACCTTTTTTGTTTGTATAGGTCTCGTATCATTAATAACCTCTTCATAAGTTATTCTATTTAATCCCGGATGATAACTATCTCCGAGATGTTCCCAAACTATACTCTTTTCTCCTAGTTTGTCAAGTATAACTTTTTCAATATTTTCAACTGAATCATCAACATGTTCAATACTAAATTTAGCATGGTAGTTGTAGGCCCATATATTGATTAGAGTTTTTTTCATAATTTTTCTTTCTACTATTAAAATGTGGCCGAAACATGTCCGGCCACAAAATGATTATTGCTTACGCACCTTCACAACCGTAGATACCTCTAAAGTCAGAAACGCCGAAAGCGTATCTTTCTCTAGCTTTGTATCTAACATTGCCTGTATCGAAGTCTCCTTCCATTGAAGTAGTCAATGGAGTTCTTGAGAACATCTTCATACCATTTGGAACGTCTGTTGTAATGTACCAAGAATCAGCGTCAGTTAGGAAGTTGTTCACTCTGTAACCTTGAGGAATCATACCCATTGAGTTGATTGCATTGATGTCATTATCAGCTGTTTGAGTTCTGCCTTGAGACTTCATAAGTCTTTCAGCATTGAACTGATTTGCAGAAGGAATTATCATTTTAACTCCTTTTGCAGCTATTCTCAAACCTCTTTCATCAGTCATAGCAGCGATATCAATCAATGCTTGTTCTAATGAAGTTTCGTTTAAGTCCGCTTGAGTTGCTAAAGTGTTTGATACTACACCAGCGATAGTTGGGTGA